CGCAAAACTGTTTTTATTAAAATATCGTACTTTAATAACTAAAAGTATTTTATAAGCAAACAACAGCAAAATGATAAAAATAAAAAATGATACATACGTAGCCAAAATTGTGCCAAGTAAATCTTTTGGATTATATTTATCAGTAAACCTAGCGACTCCTATAAGTAAATCAAACAAAAATGTAAAGACAAAAGACCACTTTAAAGACTTTATCAAAATATCCCTATTTTTTATAATATTAAATTTTTTATTATTCTCCATTTTTCCAATTCCCCAAAATATTAATATTAAAACTATAAAACAAAACGAAAGAAAATAATATCCAGAAGTAGAAATTTTATAATTAATAACTCTATGCCCCTTAAGTACTTTCTTTGATTGAATAACATACTCTAAACGTTTTTTAAAATTATTCTTATTATAAGCTACCCATAAATAAGAAAGTTCATCAAGATTAAAATAGTCATCATAATAGCTATATTCATCAATAAAAGGTTTAAAGTCTTTATCAATATAATTAGTGCTATTTAATTCTCTAAATTTTCCAATATTATAAATAGCATTATTTTCCCAAAAAGCTGCTTTTGTTCCTAATGGAAAACCATAGTCAGGCTTATCTAAGCTTTTTAGTATATATTCATATTCATGAACAATTTGAGCCGCTTTTACTGTAAATTTATCTTTTTTTTGAATATCTTTTGAATTAATCAATTTCTCTTTATATTCTAAAGGCGGCATTTCTTTCCATTTAGAAGGGTCCGGATTTTCTGCAAAACAATTAGTTGCACTAAAATAAATTGACAAAAACGCTAAAAATACTGCAAGTAAACAATCTATTTTAAAATTACATTTTTTCATATATATAAATCTCTTTCTTTTATAGTTATATCAAAAACTAAACCTTTAACAAGTATACAACTAAACATCATCAAATACAACCACAATATCAATTTCAGCTTTTTTTATTTGCAAGCCATTTTCTGGTTCTAATATATTGTTCGGAGAGTATTTGACTGTTATATCTCGTACCAACTCTGACAGTTCGCCACCCGAAAGAGCGGTACTTATAATTAATTCTTCAAATTCATCTAATTGGGTATTAATATCTTGTTCTTCTTGTTTCTGAATATATAGCTCTAATACTATAGTTTGCTCAATAGTGTCTATTCTAGGGCTTAAAACCGTTTCTATTACATCATAGCTACCATCTTTTATATTGACCAGTCTATGCTTTTCTATAAACTCATAATCTATTTCTTTATTACGGAATAAGTCAAAATATTCTGATTCTTTTATAGCACTTAGGGCATTGTAGATTGATTGAATAATTTGTTCTTTTTTAGTCATTAGTTAGCTCCGATTTTATATATAATTTTAGTTTCTTCTGATGTTGTTTTTTTGCTTTTTCAAAGTTTAATTTCTTTGTATGCCTAGTTTGTTTTACTAAAAAGAAATATATAACTGTTTGTGCCTCTGACTCTCTTTTTTTAGTAGCTTTTTTGATTTTGCCTTTATTGTAAAGTGTTTGACCTACAAGGTAATATTTCCCTTTAGAATCTTCTGCTACATAAAGCTCTGGGAACAATTTTGGCCAGTTTGCAGGGGTATATCGTTTACGAGTATTCTTTGGTACATCATTGGTTGGAATGGCAAGCCACTTGCCCTTTTTGGGCGTTCGTGTTTCACCCGTTTCAAATCCCTCCATAATATGTGGCGATGTGGTATAGACAAGCCCCTTAGGGAATTTATTCGGGCTATTCTTATTGTAGATTTTAACTTTCCAACTTTTAGCCAGCCCATAGCCGAGCCTAGCACTTTGAGTCTGGCTAACCATCTCTCGCTTTAAGTCATTAGAAGTTTTAGTCACAGCCCGACCAACCGCCCGTAATATCTGTTGATTCTTCTTTTGGACGACCTTATTCAAGTCGCCCTTAATAGCTGTAATTAATTGCATAAAAAAATATCCCCATAACTTATTATGAGGATATTATAGCAATTATTTTGTTTTTGAGTATTTTTATAAATCAGGGTATTTAGTTTCTAACATTTTCTTTATAGCACTACATGCTGCAGCCTTTTCACTATCTTCTTTTTTTATATACTCTAAATACCTTAAGTTCATAGAATCATAAATCTTAATTAAATATGTTAAATCATTTATCGGCGGAAGATTACTCTTAGATACTCCATACATAATTAAGTATAACAAAATAACTAAAAATAAATGATACCAAGCAAATGATATAATAAATATTGATAATAAAAAAATAATTAAAAATAATAAAATCATTATTTTTGCATCTTTAGGATCTGTCAATGAATCTTGAAACCCTTTAGGATTCATCAATAAAAATTCTTTTGATGCTAGTGATTTTCCAAAATAAAGGCATGATTGAGATTTATTTAGTTTTTAAACCATAACTTCCATATAAGTATTCCATTTATTTAATTCTTTCTATATTTATAAATTAATATTTTTCTATAATATACTTAATAGCATACTCTTTAGTTAATTGCTGAGCTCTATTTAATTCCTCAGTTGTCATATATCTTGAAATATTAGCTCTATATTTTATAGAGTTACCCTTACTTCCTTGAAGAATAGATAAGCGATACCAGGTATAAGCTTTAATATAGTCTCTTTTTACACCATGTCCTTTTTCATATAAGATAGCTAAATGGTATTGTGACATAGAGTAACCTTCTTTAGCACCCACTAAATAATACTTATAGGCTTTATTATAATCTAATAAGATACCAGGTTTACCGAAGTAATAATAATTTCCTAAATTATAAGTAGCAATAAGATCTTCTAGTATATCTTTGTTAGATAGTTTTATAAGTGCTCCTTCTGCCTTTTTATATTGTTTCTGACTTTCATAAAATCGTGCTAAATCAAGATATGCTGACTCATCACCTGATTTTATAGCTTGCTTATATAAAGACTCTGCTTCTTTTAAATTCTTTTTTAATGTATAGCCGTATGTATAACTTTTGGCTAAAGACTTCATAGCAGCAGAATTTCCATTTTTAGAAGCTTGTAAGTAATATTTTTCAGATTTTTTAGAATTTATTTTTATACTTCCACAACCATAACCATAAATAGTTCCTAATTTAAATTGAGCATGAGCATCATTATTTTTAGACATTTCTTCGTATCTATTCAAAGCTTTCTTACAATATTTATTAGCTATTTTTAAATCTTCTTTTTTTGATATTACAGGCTTTAATCCTATACCCCTATAATAATATGCTGAACCAAGCTCATAAGTTCCGTCAATATAGCCTTGCTTAGATGCTTTTTCAAAATATATAAAATCAGCATTTTTAACTTTTTCTTTACATTTACCAATAAAACACATTTTTGCTAATCTATATGATGCATAACCATTTCCTAAATCAGAAGCTTTTTTATAATAGTCATAAGCCTTTTGGTGGTCTCTTTTAACACCTGTGCCATTAAAATATTTGTCTGCATTTTTAATTAAAGTATCAATATTTTCAGCGATTGATACTTTAGATATTAAAATGCAAGATAGTAACAATATAATATTTTTATTCATTTTTATCTCCTTATTACTTAGAGTATTTTTCAAAATATTCTTTTGATAACTCCGTGGACTTTTCCCTTTCCCTTGCTGTTAAGAAGTATGTCATACCATTTCTAAACTTAATGGCATTTTCATTGCCTGTTGTTGCAACTACACTTGCCCAAGCATAAGATTCTAAATAACTCTGAGGAACACCCAAACCGCTATAATAAGAAATCATTAATTTAAGTTGGGCATCTATATGGCCTTGCTCAGCAGCTTTCTTATACCATTTAAATGCTTCCTTATAGTTTTTTGTTATATCTGAACCATCAAAATATATATTTCCTAAATTGTATTGAGCTATCGCATCATTATTTTCTGCAGATTTTTTGAATAGTCTAAGTGACTCGTCAATATCTTTCTCTACACCTCTACCGTAAAAATACATTTCTCCAAGAATATTAGTTGCGATTAAACTATCTGTATCAGCAGCTTTTTTTGCCCATTTAAATGCTTTATCATAATCTTTCACTTCCTCTTTAAGATAATACAACTTTCCTAAGTTTTCCATTGCAAGATCATATCCTTGCTCTGCAGATTTTTCAAAAAGTTCCATCGATTTTTGAATATCTTGCTCAACACCTTCCCCTTTTAAATATGCAGCTGCTAAATTATTTTGTGCTAATGGATTCTTGTCTAATATAGCTTTTTGATATAACTCTATTGACTTATCATAGTCTTGTTTTACACCTTTGCCATCAGAATACATTAATCCTAACGCATTCTCTCCATAGCTATTACCCTGAGATGCTGATGATTCTAATAGTTTTAATGCTTTTAAATAATCTTTTTCTGTATATTTACCGTTATAGTAAATTATGCCTAATTTATATTGTGCATCTGAATAACCCCTGTCAGATAATTTTTGCAATTTATTTATCGCTTTATCTTTATTAGAATCTAGTAATTCCAATGCTAGATTATATTGATAAGAGCTTCTATTAAAGTATAAAAATACTCCAACTAAGATTAATACTATCAATACTACTGATGAGATTATATATTTTTTCATTTCTTCTTTCCCTTTAACATAATATTCATAACTAAGTTATATTCCTGATAATTTCTTTTTATATTCCTTAACAAGCTATCTTATTAGTTGCCTTTGTGCAGGCGATTGTCCTCTTATTGCTTTTTCTCTTAATTTTATTGCTGGTTCATAACCACTATCTGCAGCAACTGAAATTAATAAAAAGCCTTTCATAGGATTTTCATGGACACCTAGTCCTTTACTATATAATAATCCTAAGTTATACTGAGCAGAGATATGTCCTTGCTTGGCCGCCTTTGAGAACCACTCAAAAGCTTTCTTATAATTTTTATTAACACCTTTACCAAACAGATACATTTCCCCTAAATTAGATTGAGCATTAGCATTCCCTTGATTTGCAAGACTAATTTCATGTTTAAAATTTGTTTCAGCATGAGCTGATACGCCTATAAACAATAGTAATATTAATACAATTTTCTTCATTTTTATTTTCCTTAAATATTTTTGATATTTCAATTCCAATATAATACTACTAACAATAAAAAATTACAACTTTTTATTTTCTTCCACCTGACCTAAACAACTATTAAATCCTTCTTGATATCCTTTCATTACTGCTAGCCTAATCAATAAATCTATAGCTTCTATTTGCTTTTCTTTATCTGGATTATTTAATATTCCTCTTACATTTGCTCTAGTGTTATCGGCTATAGACAAGGCTTCTTCTTGATCCATTAATAAATAATCTTTTCTCATTTTTTTATCTTCCTATATTATCAAATTCGCTTGCTCTTTGTTTTCTATTATTAATGCTTTTTATTCCTGCTATAAAAGCTTTTTTATAAGTGTTTTCTAATTCTGAGGCAATATTATCTAATATTAAGTCTAGCTTGGTGTCCATATCAAAATCTAGGTTTAGGGTTGCTCTTATAGACTCTTCTATAGAGTTATTTGTATTATCTAAATATTCTTGATTTATTTCTATACCATTTTTACTCATTTTTTTAATCCTTTTATTAGGGTTTCTCTTGCTTACCGTATGTTCACAATAGCTCTGTGCCGGGTGGAAGTCCAGCCCTTTATAGAGAAAAATCAAGAAAGATTTAGCTCATAAATATTGCCGGATAATTGCTTAGGAGATGCCTTGATTTTGTGACTTTTTTCATCATGCTTTAGAGTATTGCCAAGAGTTGGTTTTTCTTCTGAGTAGATTCGTACTTTAGGGGCTGTAGTTAGTAGTTTATTTCCGACTTCAAATGTCTTCTCCTGGATTAAAATTGACACTTCAAACTCATTACCATCTTTAAATAAAAGACCCTTTCCACCAAATTTAGTGAAAAGAGCCTTTGATACTTTACTTGTTATCTGTTTTTGCATCAGCTTTATCAGCCTTGCCTTTAGTTTTTACTTCTGTAGCAAAACCTCTAGATAGTAACGCCTTTGCATCCTTGTCTTCAAGCTCTATAACAGAGCCTTTCTGGTGGTTTACTCCGTTAGACGTAATATTACGATTAATTTTTACTTTCATGATTTACCCTTTCTATACTACTGTTGCTGCAAATGTTGCATTGATTCTGTGTGGCACTAAAACTGGTCTAGATTCTAGTTGAGCCCAAAGCTTAGAAGTTTCTTCTTTATAAAGTTCCTTAGCTAAAAAGTCTGTTTGTACTAAACCTTTTTTAGTCATTAATGAACCAAAGTGGCGAACTCCTACAACATCTTCAATATTTAATAAAATTGCTGAATTCTCTGCTAACATCGGCTTAGATACACCGTTTTCAGTATAATGTTCTGAATAAACAGCTATGTCTACCGAACCATATGAGCCAACATATCTAACGTTGCCTGAAGTATTGCAAGCTAATTCAATTTTAGACTCTGTGCCTCGTCTTAGGTCTAAATCCTTCCGGATTTTTTCATTATTCCTTAACTTAGCCCAGGCCTTTGAGTCTAAAATCAACATATTAGGACTTGAACCTGAGGCATGCCTAATAGCATCAGCCCACGATTCTAGCTGTTCGGCAATATCAACATTTAGGTTCGACCATGCATCCAGACCCACAAGCGTTGTGTTTAACTCAGTATTTCGTTGAAAATCTAAATTATAAGTTCTGCCCTCATTATCAGAGTAGCTAATCTCGCCATCGAATAAAGCTTGAACAGCCATAACTTTAAGCCTTAGCATTGCAGATTCTTTCGCCTGCTTTAACGCTCTAGCTTTTAACATTACAGTATTGTCTTTACCTTGTCCGATTGGCTGACCAACCTGACGAGTTAAAGCTTTTGCTCTGTTGATTTCCTTTTTAATACGGATAAAAGCAGGTGTGATTGTTTTTGTGATAAATCCTTTATCTTTTAAAACAACACCTTCTTCTACATCTGAAATTAACGGAGCAATTTCTGGCAAATTCTCGTCAATATCAGTAGAAATAGTTTCTGTTAAGTGTTCAGCTTGTCTTTTAAAGACTAAACCTAGCAAACCTGTATTTTTTGTTTCAATACGCTTAATTGCTTTGGTTAAAGTTGTGGCATTATAAATATCTGTCATTTTTTGCTCCTATTTTAAAAAGATACTTCTTGTATGAAGAGTATCGACGATTATTGTTGAGTCTAGTGACTGATTAAAAGTACATTCATCAAGGTTAAATTGACCTGTAGTAAACACTAGAGAGTCAAAATCGCCAGCTGTTGCATCAGTATCTTTAACCAATATAAACTTAGCTTTTGTTTCTGTAGCTAGTGAAATTGCCTTATTATCAGCATCTAGCTCTAGAATTTCCCCTCGTTTATAAAGCTTTCCTGCTTTTAAGGTTACTATTTTAGTTAATTGTTGAAATGTACCTGCGACTAAATTATCTACAGGGGAAGTCTGCACTTGCATATTCATTAAAAAGCTCCTTATTCGTTGTTAGCTGAAGACACTAAAGCATTAACTAGCGATTCTTCATCATCGTCAGTTGTTACTTTAGGCTCAATGGTTGGATTTTCTGAATTTGCCATAACTTTGGCAAATTCAGTAGCCTGAGTTGGGGCAATAGATGGATATTTAGACTCAACATCTAGACTTGCAGACTCTAAGTGTTTAATTGCATCATCACTGGATAAATTTGATTGAATTAACATATCGCCCAAATTAGTCATTTTTAATTCATTAGCTTTTGCAGAAATTGTTGAAGCTCTTGCTCGCTCTTTTGCAATAATATCTGCTGTGTCAATAGCAGGTTCTGTTGCTTGTGTAGTTTGTTCCATTGTAAACTCCTTTAAAATAGTTTCAAAATCGGAAACTTCGTCAATCAAGTTATAGTTCATTGCTTGCTGACCTATGAAGCTTCCACCGTTAGTTTGTTCGATAATGCTCGAGTTTAAATCGCGAAAACGAGCAACATCGCTTATAAAAATATCCCCTAGGGCATCAACTTCTTGCTGAACTTTGTTTAGGCCAGCCTCCGTTTGAACATCTAAGCGTTTATCTTTACTCTTTGATGATACGATCTCAATAGTTTTGGTGTTAGACTCATCATAATTAATGCAAGCCACGACTCCAATAGAACCGATTTTAGCAGATTGGTTGGCATAAACCTTACTTGTAGCACTTGCTATATAATAAGCAGCTGAACAGCCCATTCCTGAAACATAAGACACAATATTTTTATTATCTCTAGAGTTATAAATAAGATTAGCCAGTTCGCCACAGCCACTAACCATTCCACCAGGGCTATCAATATCAAGAATAATATTTTGAATTTTAGAATCTGCCAACAACCTTTTAAATTCCTTAGTTATTGAGCTATACGCACTTAAACCTAAAAAGTCCGTCCACCAGTTACCGTGTTTCATTAATGGCCCATAGACTTTAAGCTTGGCAGTATTCGGAGCAACTAATTCGGTATAACTAGATAGCTCCCGCTCTTTAAAATCTGTATTTAAAACGCTTTGAAGCTCATTTTCCTCTAACATTAAAGGTTGGTTATATTTTCTCATCATCGTCGTCCTTTTCTTTTTTATTATCGTCTTCATCATTTCTGTCATCATCAACTTTGTTTTGAACATCATTGCCTAGGACTAAACCTAACTCTTTTGCGAGTTTTTCTTCTTTTGCTTTTTGCAATAGAACATCTTCCCAGTCTTTACCCATTGCCGAACATTCATCTTGCAATGAGCTTATGCCTTGGGTCATTCTAATAGATGCAGCATTAGCCTCCTTAACAGGGTCTAAAATGCCACGAGTTGGACCATGTACGCTGAATTTTAAATAAGCTTCTTTATATAAATAAAAGTCAGGAGCTTTAATCATATTTTTATTGGCAATTTCTTCTAAAAATAAAGAATATATTTCTTTGACAAACTCTTGAACAAACCATTCTCTAGTAGATAATATTTTTTCCCAGCCTTCTTGCATTGCAGCTCTTGCAGATGAATAATTACATTTTGAAAAATCTTTCATAACCATTTCGTATGGTAGACCTTGAGCAACACAAATTTGTTTTAAATTGGTTTCAATAAAGGCAGAAAATGCCGTATTTGGGCGATTTGGAGTAAACCCTTGAGCTTTTTCCCCTGGGAATAGTTGTAAAACACTACCATCCTGCAAACCTCTATCCCAAGCAGTGCGAAGATCAGGCAGGCGTTCAGGAGTTGCCTCAATGCCAAAAAATTTAATCAGCTCGTCATCGTCCATTTGTGGACTTTCAATAATCAAAGCAATTAATGCCGAAACAACAGCAGCTGATAGCTCTGCCTCTTCATACATATCAAGTTTTTTAAATTGAGCTAATACAGGCGAGAAGACTGGCTTGCCTCGTGCTTGATCCACTCTGTCTTGTTTAAAAATATGAATAACCTGTTTGCGGCCGAAGTCTGTTTGAGCTTTAATTTCCTGTATTTGGAGCTCATTTTGGAAAGTATCATCATCAGGATAATTTTTAGCGATGTAATAATTTACAGGCACTCCGTTATTATCAACTTTAATGCCTGCATGGACTTTTGAGTTATTTTCTTGAGATTTTGGCGTTACTAAACGGTCGCACTCAACCAATTTAAGTTGGGTGTTAAACATTGCCCCTGGGGATTTATTCCAATAAGGCAAAGCTAGTACTTCGCCATTCATTAAAGTTGTACGCAATGCAAGGCGAGCCATGGCATTAAAGTTACTTTTTTGAGCCACATCAAAAAGTTTTGAATTAGCAAATAAAGCCCAAAGGTTCTCAACTTTTTCGTTCCAGTCTTTAGCTTGCTCTGGATTCCAACCAAGAGCCTTAAAGTCGACCTGTGGAGTAAGTTTTAATCCGTTGCCAATAGTTTTATCAACAATAGTATCAATAATTGAAACAGCAATACCGTTGCTTTTTTCTAAATCACGACTACGAGAAAATAGCCCTTGCAAATTATCTAACAAATCAGCATTAGATGAACGAGCCAAGGGATTCCAATTTTTTAATAATTTATCTGTTGAAACTTTGCTATTCATTAACGAAGACCTCCAACACTTGGAGTGCCACAAATTCTTGATGATTTACCTTGAAGCCGTGCGATTTTTCTTTTTGTTTTGATGATTTCTGTTTGCAATGTAGTTGCAGACACAGCTTGAAATTCTGCATTACCAAGCCCCTCAACATCGCCTTTAGTCAATCGATTACCAATTAACACATCATCATAAGCCGACTCCAACCTCTCAAGCCTAGCTAATTCTTTTTCTAATTCCGTCATAAAAAATACTCCATATTGTTATATGAAGTATTTTATCGTTTTTATTTCGTTGGGAATTTTTAAACTAGCTCAAAGTGAATTGATAAAGCCTTATATCCCTCTTTTAACTTTTCTGAGTAGTATTCGTCAAATGAATCGATAAATTCTTGTCTATCCCATTTTGCATATTTATCAATAAGAGCTTTTTCAATATCATATATTTCAGCAAAGTCTTTATATGCTTTTAAGTCTTTTACTTCTGCTATTAGCTCTTCAGCAGTTTCTCTGCTTATAAAAGTAATTTCATCTCCAATGTTTAACTCTTCTCTTTTTTCGTCAAGAAGTCTCATTTCAGTTGTCTTCAATCCACTTTTAATATCGTTAAATGGCTCAGGATGCAATCTCATTTTCATAACTTATATTCCTTATATACATATTAATTTATAGCAACAACAAGTATAACTATTTGTATTAAAAAGTCAAATCAAACTAGAGCCTTTAAATCTTTTTAAGGTTGTAATTTTAATAAAAGAACTATACAATATAGAAAAATCAATTTCAAACCAGCAAAAGGGATATAAAAATGAAAATTTTTTTAATATTATTAGCAATTTCATTAACATCATGCACCACAATAAATGAAAAAATTGAATATTATGAGAAAATGCAATTAGAGAAACACATTCAAAATATTAAGAATATGCATGAACAGCCTTTGGCTGATTATGCACACAATCAAAAAAGTTTAATTGAAGAAAATCAAGAGCTCTTAAAAAAATGTAAAAATCTTACAGTAGAATCTAATGACAAAGATTTTATATTTTGCATTAGCAAGGTTGCAATGGTTAGAAATGAAAATGAGTATCAGCTTAATAATAAGTTTGAACAAGCAGTAAATTTAAATAGTTCTAAATTTAATAGAACTTATAAAAATATTATAAACAATAACAAGAAGTATATTGAAGATTTACCATACTATAAAACAGTAGTTAAAAACACTAATTACTTGGAAAAATATGTACAAGATTTAATGAAAAAAAGAGATGACGCTAAAATAAGTCGTGTAAGTAAATATAATAAAACTAAAGTTTGTCATATCCATAACATGGATATGTGTAATTATAAAGATAGTGCCTTTGAGGTAATAGATGCTAACAATAAAGTAATTCAAAATCAAGTAATAGCTTATCTTGTCTACAATTATACATCTGAAAAAACATATATGGTTGAAAAATCTAATATTGAACTTGTAAGTTTTCAAACTAGGTATGGGGAAGATATACATCTCCCTTCAGGTACTTATATTTTTGTAAGAAATGTAACATATACCACACTACAAGGATTTAATAAAACTGTACCATTATTTAAAAAAGTTAATTAAAAAAACAAAATATTAAAATTAGATTTTTTCAAACTAAACTTTGATTTTTTTGATACTTCTTTAAAATTTCAGCAGTTGAGTCTGCTGATTTTTTTGTTGGAAGTAGCTTTGGATTTACTTCTTCTACTTTTAATTTGTTTTCAAAAGATCTCCAATTTTTACTTGGATTGTCTAAGCCCATAATGTGTGCAGCAGCTCTAGCATAAACATAAGTGTCTAATGCTTCATTGCGAACAGATGGGTCTTTAACCCAAGCAATTTTAATACCTCCAGTTTTAGTATTTTGAATCATTTGTTTTTCTGAAGTTAACTGTTTGAAATACTCTTCATCGTATGCATTAGAAAAATGGCAGGTTCTAGGTTTAAAGTCATTGCCGTCTGTTGGCGATTCAACTTTTAAAGCTGAATAAACCTCTCGCTTAATAGCACTAACGCCCACAGTCCATAATCTTAAGGCATTTTTTACACCATTAACTTCGATACGATTAGGAGCTGGAACCATTGTATCTGGTAAATCTCGCCCTTTAATAGGCATCACAAAGCCAGTTCCCCAAACACTTGCACCTTTACGACCATAGTTTACATCTCTTTGCTTTAAGCACCATTGGTAAACACTTTGAGTATTTCGACCACCGGTATCAATAGCCATTATTGATATATTCATAAAATGTCCAGATCCATGCTGAAAATCACGAGCTAAAACTTCTTCAAGTTTTAACCAAACATCGGGTTCATCAGGCGAACCATCAATAATGCCATAATCAATCGACCAGTTTT